GTCCAAGAGATCTTCAATCAGAAAAGATCAGAGTTCTTTTTGCCCATGATCTTCCTGAAGATCCAGAGTCTGCAAAGTTCAGAGATTCGAATTGGCGTAATAAGTTTCACAAATTTGTTTTTATTTCCAACTGGCAGTATCAGCGTTATCAGTTGATTCATGGATTACATGCTAATCCTCAGTCAGTAGTTCTAGAAACAGGAATCTATCCTGCTCCAGAAAGTTGTTTAGAAAAGCCAAAGGATAAGATTCGTTTGGTTTATACTTCAACACCACAGCGTGGTCTAGATATTCTAGTTAGTGTATTTGAACAGATCTCAAAAGATAATCCAGATATTCATCTAGATGTATTCTCTTCATTTAAAATTTATGGTTGGGAAGATGCAGATCAACAGTTTGAACCATTGTATGATCGCATTCGCAACCATCCACAGATGACGTATCATGGTTTTCAACCACACGAAACAGTTCTAGAACATCTGAATAAGTCACATATCTTTGCGTATCCATCAACATGGATTGAGACAAGTTGTCGTGCGCTTATTGAAGCGATGTCTGCTGGTTTAGTATGTGTTCATAATAACATGGGCGCTCTACCAGAAACTTCTGGTGGGTTGAATGTCATGTATCATGCAGATATGGATGACAAGAACCATCATGCTGTTGGATTTGCTAATCATTTGCTACCAGCTATTAATATGGTCAGGGATAATAAAGAAAAGGGCATGATTAATTTTAATAAGGCATATGTTGATGCTCGTTATAATATTAATCTCATTGCTAACAAGTGGGATATAATGCTTAAAGATCTTATGTGGCGTTACCCAAACGTTGAGTCTAGAGGCATTCCATCAGAAATGTTTGTCTATAGGACAATCTAATGATAATAACAAGAACGCCACTACGAGTATGTTTCTTTAGTGGAGGTAGTGATCTTCCATCCTTCTATGAAAAGGAGGATGGCGCTTCTCTATCTGTTACAATTAACAAGTATATTCACGTCATCGCTCATCAAGTTCCCAACATGGGAGTTAAGGTTATGTATGATGACGTAGAAGAACTGCATGATCTAGAACAGATGCGTCATGCTATTACTAGAGAAACATTAAAACTGTATAACGTTAATAAAGAAATAACTGTTGCTTCTATTAGTGACATTGTTTCTAAAGGTTCAGGACTTGGTAGTTCTTCTGCTTTTACAGTGGGACTAGTAAAGGCTATGTCTGCTTTAAACAAAGAAAGCGTTTCTGGTTCTCATATTGCAGACATCGCTTGTCAGATTGAAATGGTTAAGTGTGGATACCCTGTTGGTAAACAGGATCAATATGCTGCTGCCTATGGTGGTTTCAATCTATTCAAGTTTCATACCAATGGTTCTGTTTCTGCAGATTCTATTACATTGAATAATAAAAATATTCAAAAGCTACAGGATAATCTATTGCTTGTGTATTCTGGTAGAGGTAGAGATGCTAATAATATTCTACAGAAACAGCAGAAAGCAATGTCTAACATAGACAAGTTTAAGATCGTTCAAAGAGCCAGAGATAAGGCATATGAAGGCAGAGATCTTCTACTCGAAGGTAAAGTCGATGAGTTTGGCGAACTACTACACAAGTCCTGGTTAGATAAAAAGAATATCTGTGAAGATATCACTCAAGATTATTTCGATGCGGTATATGAAAAAGCCATAGATGCTGGAGCTCTAGGAGGAAAACTCTTAGGTGCTGGTGGTGGTGGATTCTTTATCTTCTATGTTCCACAGAAAGATAAAGAAGGAGTAGCTTGGGAAGTGACAAAATACACAGCGTGTAAAGTTTATGATTTCGAATTTACAGGAAACGGCTCGAATATTGTCTATCATCATCCGTGACTAAATATTATTGACTCTTTAATAGAATAAAGGTATAATAATTTGTCAAATAATGTGATAGCTTTCCCTAAAGCCAATGTTAAGATTTCGAAAGACAACAGAACTGTCGAGAATATTCAACAGAATGTCGAAATGATGAAACATTATCACATTCAAGAAACTATACTGAATCTTGCACCTATCATATTCAATCAGTTAGATATAGCGGGATTCGGTTTAGATGATGAAGACGAAGAAGATAATGATGTTAAGGATGGTGCTTTTATAATCGAAGCATTGAGGTCATATATGTGTAAATATTATGACATTCATCATCCTTTTCAGAAGATAGCTGAAAGCATCTTTGAGCCCAAAGAAGGAGACGAAGAGGGTGCTTTCAGAATAGTAGACGAAATAGCAATAGACTTAAGAGAAACTGAAACCGAATAGGTGATTTGTGATTATTGTTGACTTGAATCAGGTTATGTTATCCAATCTGCTTATGCAGTTGGGCAATCACACTAATGCGCAGCTAGAAGAAAATATGGTTCGCCATATGATTCTTAATTCTCTCCGTTCATATAAGGTCAAGTTCGGAGATGAGTATGGTGAGATGGTTATTGCTTGCGATAATACAAACTATTGGCGCAAGCAGGTGTTTCCTTATTATAAAGCAAACCGTAAAAAGAATATTGAAAACTCTGAACTCGATTGGAAAGCTCTGTTCGAATGTCTTAACAAGATTCGTGCGGAGTTAAAGGAGTATTTTCCTTATCGAGTTATTGATGTCGAGTCAGCTGAAGCTGATGACATTATTGCAACTCTAGTTACTAAATTCGGTTCTGAACTAAATACTGGTGAGAAGATATTGATTCTCTCAGGAGATAAAGATTTTATTCAGCTGCATGTTTATTCTAATGTTTCCCAATACGACCCTACTCGTAAGAAATGGATCAAGCATGATGATCCAGAGAGATACTTGCATGAGCACATTCTAAAGGGAGATGCCGGAGATGGTGTTCCTAACGTTCTTTCTCCTGACAATGTTTTTGTTGTGGGTGATAGACAAAGACCCCTGACAGCAAAGAAAATGGAAAAGATCATGGGCACTGATCTAGAGGAAATGGATACCTCTTTGGCCCGAAATTATTCTCGTAATGTTCAACTTATTGATCTAAGTTTTACTCCTGAAACTATTCGTGAAAAAGTTATGGAGCAATTCGAAGCTCAAAAGGATCGTGATCGTAGCAAACTACTAAATTATTTTATAGTTAACAAACTCAAAAATCTAACTGAACATTTGAGTGAATTTTAGGAGATCATAATGGTCATTGGTATGTCAGAATTTTTGCAAAAAGTTGCAAAGTTAAAGAAAACACAAGAGAAGATTGATGCTCTAAAGCACAATGATAGCATTCAACTTCGTATTATTCTACAGGGAGCGTTTGATCCTAGTGTAGTATGGTTACTTCCGCCAGGAGAACCGCCATATAAGCCAAACGAATTAGTAGATCAACAGCACGTTCTATTAAAAGAATGTGAGAAACTAAGATATTTCATTAAGGGTTTCCATGATAATCTCAATCAGACAAAAAGAGAAACCATGTTCGTAGAGTTACTCGAAAGAGTAGATCCTGAAGACGCTAAACTACTATGCGCTATTAAGGATAAGAAGATGCCATTTAATGGCATTACATTACAGCACGTCAAGGAAGGACTACCAGGGTTAATCGCAGAATGAGCAAGTCAGCACTAAAGAAGTTTAAGAAGAACGATTATTCAGATCACGAAGAGTATCGTGATGATCCTCGCGAGAGGGAAAACAAACGTAAGGCAAAGCGTGTTGAACGTGCTTTGAGAACTAAAGATATCTCAGCATTAATCGAAGACGAAGATCAAGATTTCATCGATGATGTATCAGAAGATATGTGGAGGTAAAATGCCCACATATCGCTTTCTTAATAATGAAACTGGCGAAGAGTATGAAGAGTTTATGTCAATATCAGAACTAGACTCTTTTCTTGAAGAGAATAAGCACATAACTCAACTCGTAAATGGTGCACCAATGATCCATTCTGGCAGAGGTATGGGTAAACCTGATCAGGGTTTCCGTGATCTGCTTAAACATATGAAGAAGGGAAATCAAAAAGGCATATCAAGGAGCACCATCAACACATTTTAGAGGTAAAATGGAAGAAGAAACAGTAAAAAGACTAACACGTAGAGAAAAAAGACTTCTTCGCCAACAAGGAAAACAATCAGAAAATTATCAAGAGAAACTGAATTTTAATTTAAAACAT